CATTGCCATAAGATTGAATGTTGTCTACATCTACAGTTTTTAATTGTTTACCTCCAACATTTCTTATAATAACATCTGTGTTAAATAAGCGAGATAATCTATCAAATAAACCGCTATTATTTTGTTCGGCCATTTTTATATTTTATTATGATTATAAATATTTATTTATCCTATTACCCATGTTAAATCTTCAATGTTGCCATTTCCTAAATCCATTTTATAAGGATTGTTAAAATTTGTAGGACCCGGCATTATTACTGCTGAAGTTTTAGTTATATTATTTATATTTTGACGAGTCATATTCATTCCTTGTTCATAAAATTTCATTGCTGTATCACGAGTAAATAATCCTATTCCTAATGACATTACTAAATCATCGTTATATCCATTTTGTGCTTGTGGTTTACCATTCATCCAAATAAATACTCTTAATTCTTCTAATAATCGTTTTGAGTGAAAAATAAATTGTCTGTCTCTAATATACGCTTCTGTTTTGGAGACAACAAGAGGTCTTGTTTTAGCGGACATAGTAAAGCCAGGAACTGTTTGCTCAGAATCCATTTTAGCCATCCATTTATCTATATGCATTTCTCCATAGACACGAGGTGAATAATATAAATTAGGATATTGTTTTTCTATAATAGTGTTTATAACATCCCATCCTACACTTGCATTTTCAACTACAAGTAAAGCATTATTATATTCAGTAGCAACAGATACCAACATATTTCCATAAGTACGAGTATCAACTTGTGATTTATATTCAGCAACTTGTTCACACGTTGTTGCATCAATAATATGAAACGCTGAATAGTCCGAACCATCACCGCGAGCCACGTCAGCGCAAACCAAATACTGCTTATTATAATCAGGATACTGCCAAATCCAAAAATCGCCACCCATAAAACGACGTTCAATAGGATCTTGTATAAATGTTTGTTCATAAAAAGATAATGTGTCTGATTCAATAACAGAATTTCCAGAACCTAAAAAGTCACAGTCATACTCTTGAGCAAATTCTCGAGGAGACATGTTTGATCTTTCTGTTTTTTCCCATTCTTCATCTCTATCAGGATGTAAATTCCAAGGCAATCTAATTGCTTTAAAACCTTTACCTTCACCAGTTCCTGATTCAGCAGATGTATACATTTTATGAAACCAATTACCAATTCCATTAGGAGAAGATAATGCAATAATTCCTCCCCCTGTTGCAATTGTAGGTTTAATACTTGTATAAATTTTATCAATTCCTTCAATAAAAGCAGCCTCATCTACTAATAGTAAAGATACAGCATAGGATCTACCTGCATCTGATGCTGCTGATGTTGCAATTATTTGAGAATTATTAGCTAACTTTAAAGATAATTTATTATCTGATAATGGTTTTTCTTTACCTTTTAACCAAGAAGGTAAATTATTGTACATAAATTGTACTTTATCTACCATCCCTTTAGCTGTTTCTTGTTTTGTTGCAATACAAAGTATAGTTTTATCTTTATTAAACAACATTGTCCATAAAGAAAATCCTGCAACTAAAGTAGATATACCTAATTGGCGTGATTTATTAATAATAGAAAAACGATTATTTCTAAAATCATTTAATACTTCTTCCTGGAATGGGTATAAATGGAATAATATTCTTCCTTTTTGAGGGTGTGAAATGTAGCAATATTTGCGAAAGAAATGAACAGGATCCATGGCGCATTTGATATATTCCTGTTTGATTATTTCTTTAATATTAGTTTGTGTCATATATATAAATATACAAAAAAAGGTCTAACCTTGCGGTTAGACCTAATTTTCACGGGTGTGTTGGATTATTTTAATTTAAGCTTCCAATAAGATGAAACACCATATACTACATTTCCATTATTGTTTAATCCTATAGTAGCACCAAATATTTGATCTTTTTTAGTTTTATATAATAAACCTGAATTTAGTTGGTTTATATTAGTTCTAGTAGCTTCTAATCCTCCACCTATATAGAGTTGACTAACAGGTTTATAAGGAATAGTTATAGTTTCTTTTATAACAGGATATTTAATATTTACTTCTGTAGATCTTCCTACAATAAGATTTTTCTGTACACTATCAGTTATTTTTACATACCCATTTGTATCAATTCGTAATGAATCTTTATGGATATTAATTGCAAGTAGTTGATTTACAACTTCTTGATATTGTTTAACTAATTTTCCATAGTTTGTATCTGGTGTATAATGATTTATAATAGTAGTGTCATGTGAACCTATAGTAATAGTTTTAATTACTTGAGGTTTACTAATTATTAAAGAATCTTTAGTAACCCAAATTGTATCTCTCTTTACAGTAGGTAAAGAAGGAGTTGATTTTTCACAACCTCTTTGTAATAAGATAACTACTAAAAGAACTAAAACAACAAAACTTAAAAAATTATTTTTTATAAATTGCATATATTTTATTTTATAATACCGGCATAGTATTGTAATTTATTTAATGTCCATTCATCTAAAGGTTCTTCTGTTTCTTCTTCAGGAGCAGCAGTTGGTGGTTCTGGTATTTCAACACCTGCTAATTTTTTAACATAATCACTACTAGCAACCAAGCTATTAATACGTTGTTCTAATGATGTTCTTAAAGCACGTAAACGCTGTAATTCTTCAGACGGTTTGTCTTTAATGTCACCTGCAGTGGCTTTTGATCTTTTTAATTTTAAAATATTAGATTTAGTAGCATTTAAACGGCGTTCTAATTCTCTATATTGTGTAGCTGCTTTATAATCTTCATTAGATGCCTTTGAAGAAATAGGTTCTACTTTTTCAAGTTCATCTTCACCAGGTTCAACAAGATCCTCAGAACCATCAGCATTTGGTTCACCATCAAAATACATTGCTAATGGATTTTCTGTACTACCCATAAACATATCTTCAGGTTCAGTAGCCTGACTAGGTGCTTCTTCACCAGGTTCTGGTATAGCTTCTACTTCACCACCTGCTCCTAATCTTACTACTACTCCAGCATCTAATAATCCATTTATAACAGCATTAGCTATTTGTGGGCGAACAAAATTAAATTGTGTTTGAATATCCTTTTTCTCAGCCCCAGGATTTTCACGAATATAATTAATAATATCAGCTAATGATACTCCACTAATACGTTTATTAGTATAAGGTTCAGTATTAATATTATTATCAGTTAGTCTATATCCTTTAGCTGTGCGAGCCATTTCTTCAATTTCTCCTTCAGCAACTTCTGCTCTACCAGAAGATATATCGTTTTTCTTAGATTGAAGTGCTTTTATTCTAGCATCTATTGCTTTTTTTTCAGCATCTTCAGCTGCTTTTTCAATAGAAGATTCTGATTCTAATAATACTTCTTTTATAGCTTCGCGTATAATTTTACGTAATTCTTTACTTTTCATTTTATTGGCATTCAAATTGTTCATCATATAAATATTAAATATTTTGTAAAATTATAGCAATACGTTCATCAGTTGTACCTTCTACTTGAATTAATTTTTTAGGTTTATATTCTTTTAAAGCTTCTTGTATAGTCCAATCAATCTTCATACGATAATTTAAATCAGTTTCACGAACTCCATTATCTTCCATATCAACCCCATTAGGAGATACATAAATTACTACATCATAATAATCACGAAGATGCATAGCTGCCTCAACAAATGCACGTTTTTCCCATTCTCCTATTGACTTAGATGATAGTGTAAATGAACATACATCCCAAATAGTTCGATCTGTAATAATATTAGGTTGTAATAATTCAGTAGCACGTTCTGCTAAAAATATAAATTGACCTGGTAATGTCGAATCAGTATTCAATGAAATACCTAGATTACTTAGGTATTTACTTCGTTCAGTTTGTACGCTATGATCTTTAAATTGGTCTAATTCACCTAGTGCTTTAGCTAATGTAGTTTTACCTACACTCATAGTTCCTGTCAATCCTATTTTCATTTCTTATTTCTATTGTTTATTTTCTTCATTTGACGTGCTATTTTCTTTTCTTGTTTTGCATCTTTAGCACGTTGTTTAATACGCTTTTCAGCTCCCGCTTTATATTTAATATCAACATTAATAGGACCTCTAATAAATTTATCTAAATCAAATGTCCAAGTTTCTGTTGTATCTTCATCTTCATATATACGAGTAAATTTTGCCATAAAGTAAATGTATGAACTTTATTTTGACTATACTCTGGCTCCTGCTGCCTTTCCTGCTGCAGTTTTGTAAAAGGGTACTCCGTTACCATCTTTTTTAAGATCTTCCCATTGTTCTTTAGTATATTTTATACCAAACAAATAATATTCAGCAGCTCGTTTATTACCTTGAGGAATAAGGGCTGCTGAATCCCAGTTATGGAATTTATTTTTCCCGTCTACATTAATGTAGTGTGCTATTGTTCCGTCTGCTAATTTAATTTTTCTTGTTCCCATTTGTATTTCCATTTAAATTTTTTATATGTTTTTTGTCTGCTATTACAACATCTAATTATATTTTCTTTAAAATACTTTCAGCTACATATATGGCTTGAGCACCGCTAACTGTTATTCCCCTTGCTGACAATGCATCACCTACAAAGTGTACATTTGGATAAGTTGTTAATGATAAATCTTGATAGTTAACTAGTGGTTCTGGTGATAGATATTTTACCTCAGGAATATACATTCCCCAATCATCACCAAATTCAAATACTTTATTCATTTGGTCGATGAAATCAATAATATATTGTGCATATTCACCAAATGCTTCTTTAAAAATATCTAATGTATCTATTTGATAAGCTTCAACATTTATTCCTTCAGAAGTTTTACTTACTCCTCTACGTCTTTTAGGAGAATAATATATTCCTCTACCTTCTATTGTGTTGAATTTTTGTACTACATCTCTACTCCATTCAAATGGATTATCAATACCTTTAATTTCCATTAGGATACCAAAGTTAGTCATATCGTTTCTAAATTCTTCACCTTTTTTCGCATGGCCATTGTACGTAATATCCCCATAAGTTTCCTCCACGGCCACGTAAGCGGCATTGTTATTAGTACAAAAACTACGTAAAGAAACATTATCGAATTTTTGATAGAGTTTAAAATCATAACTAACATCAATTAATTTTTGAAAATATTTTTGTGGTGCTTCAAATCGAACACCAATTTGTACTGATTTAGGTTCATTAGGTAATTTATAGTCATCTGCTAGTTTTTGAGCGAAATCAATACCTGATTTACCTACTGCGAATATTAGGGTATCATATGATATACCATTAATGCTGTATTTTTCGTCTTCTGTATGTACAATATTATTATCAAATAATATGTTTATTACTTCCGTTTCCCATAAAAATTTAACACCTTTATCAACTAAATAATCATACCAACGTTTTCCTATTTCATGTAAATAATCTGTACCAATATGGTATACTGGGAATAAACGTAGTCCAAAGTGAGGTTTGATGAAGTCTGGTTCTGCTTGTGGGTTTGAATACATTATCTTAGATGGATCAGGGTGAAAGCGTTTCCACATTTCAATAGATTGATCCATTAGATCATATGCCTTTTCTTCACCACAATACTTTGATAATTGACCACCAATTGATGTATGGTATGTAAGTTTGCCATCTGAGAAGCCTCCAGCTCCTGCAAATCCGGTCATTACTTCTTCTGGTTTGCGAACATAAGGATCATTACCTTTATCTATAATGGTAATTAACTCACCAGGATAGCCATTGTCTACTAATTTGGTTGCAGCATTTATACCTGCAACTCCTGCTCCTACAATTACAATTTTTTTCATATTATATAAAAATAATTTAATTTTTTTGATTTTCCAAATATAAGGTGGCCCACCTTTTGGGTGGGCCACTACTCCAATTTATTTTTTAGGCGAACAGGCAATGAATCTGTTCTATATGTTTATTTCATATTAATCTCCAGTATATTTTGCTCCACTTGGAACATCATATCCACCACCAGGACCAAAACGACTTTGCCATGCTTGTTTATCAATTTCTTTTTCTTTTGGAGTTCTTTTATCTGCAGGAA